GTTCGCCAATCTGTCTCTTATGTATATCTATTATGTAGGTTTATTATGTAGGTTTATTATCATGTTCGAGTAAAACCAAGAACTTTTTAGGAGGTATTTGCGAGTGAAAGCATTTTTATCCTGGCTAAAAGAAAAACGGTACCTTTTTTGGGAGAGAAAAGGGATAGAACGATATTAGGGGAGGTGAGAATGTGGCTCGGCCAACCAATTATAAAAAAGAATATGACGAGCAGGCTTATAAGTTGTGTTTGCTTGGTGCTACCGACAAGGAAATGGCAGATTTTTTTAATGTTAAAGAGCAGACAATAAATAACTGGAAGAAGAATCACCCGTCGTTTTTTGAGTCCATAAAAAGAGGGAAGATAGTAGCAGACGCTAATGTAGCTAAAAGCCTGTATAATAGGGCATTGGGATATTCCCACCCGGAAGATAAGATATTCAATGATAATGGGGAACCTTTAATAGTGCCTACGGTAAAACATTACCCACCCGACCCAACAGCAGCTATATTCTGGCTAAAGAACCGCAAACCAGCGGAATGGCGGGATAAGAGGGACGTTCAAGTAGAGGGCAATATGACATTTTCTGTTAAGCCCGCACCTATGCCGGAGGCAATAGGAGAGGATACCGAATGATAGAAGTTGACTTCTCCCAGCTCCCAGAGGTCACAAATGACAAGTTTTATCCGCTTTTCTTCGACCAGGGCAGATATTTAGTCATGGTTGGTGGCGGCGGTTCGGGAAAATCAGTTTTCGCATCAAGTAAAGTTATTTATCGTTGCATGACAGAACCCGGCCACAGATTTATAGTAGTCAGAAAAGTTAAGGAAACCCTACGGGATTCGGTATTTGCTGAATTAGTAAACTGCATAACCAGGTGGGAAATGCGGGAGCTATGGAAGATACCTAAAGGCCGGAGTAGTGAACTATATCTTAAATGCTTAAACGGTTCAGAGATACTATTTTTCGGCCTAGACGATGTTGAAAAACTGAAATCAATCCAGGGCATAACCGGGATATGGGTAGAAGAAGCAAGCGAACTGGAACCGGGGGACTATAAGCAATTAGATATTAGACTTCGTGGTAAAACTAAATTTTACAAACAAATGATAATAACCTTTAACCCGATTTATAAAGGTCACTGGCTGGAGGGCGAATTTCTTAACCCGGACTGGAGCAGTAGGAAAAAGGAAGCTACCACACACCATAGCACATATAAGGATAATCGCTTCTTAGACGAAGAAAACAAGGCAGTCCTGGAGGCCTTTAAAGACACTGACGAATATTATTACACTGTTTATTGCCTGGGAGAATGGGGAGTACTGGGTAAAACCATTTTCCCTGCACAGATAGTATCAGAACGAATAGCCCACCTGCGAGACACAAAGCCATTAAAGCGGGGCTTTTTCGCTTACGAGTATGTAAATGAAAAGATAGTTGACAGCAGCATAAAGTGGATTGACGACGAAGAAACCGGGTATATATCAATCTATGAGGAGCCGAAGAACGGTTATCCCTATGTAATCGGCGGGGACACTGCCGGAGACGGCTCAGACAACTTCACCGGGCAAGTATTAAACAATGTTACCGGAAACCAGGTGGCAGTGTTAAAACACCAGTTTGACGAGGACCTATACACCAGGCAAATGTACTGCCTGGGCAAGCATTACAGCGAAGCATTGATAGCCATAGAGACCAATTTTAGCACATTCCCGGTAAAGGAATTACAACGACTAGGCTACTGGCACCAGTTTAAGCGGGAGGCAGTAGACAACATAAGCAAGAAGAAATACCAAAAGTATGGCTTTCAGACTACTAAGCTAAGCAGACCATTAATTATTGCTGGATTAGTGCAGGCAGTCAGGGAGCACCCGGAACTGTTTAACGATATTGCCACCCTGGAGGAAATGCTTACTTTTGTACGCAACGAAAAGGGCAAGGCAGAGGCCCAGGAGGGCAAGCATGACGATTTAATTCTAGGGGCGGCCATAGCGCATTATGCGAGGGGGCAGGAGGTAGTCAGCCCGCCGGTAGATAAGATAGTTTTACCTGACACACTACCCGCTGACCTGCGCAGGGACTTGGAGGCTGACCCCGCAGCACTAGCCCACTGGCTGAGCCAGAACCCGGAATATAGATAGGAGGAAAAGCTCTATAGCACCCGCAGGGGTGTTTTTTTATTGCCAAAAGGAGGAGGAGCATGGATAAGTGGCTTAATAAGATAATTTGCGGCGACAACGTAGAAGTAATGCGACAGATGCCAGACAACTGCATAGACCTAACCGTAACTTCACCGCCATACGATAATTTGAGAACCTACAACGGGTTCTCTTTTGATTTTGAAGGTATTGCAAAAGAACTATACCGTATCACGAAGCAAGGCGGAGTAGTCGTTTGGATTGTTGCTGACGCAACAATTAACGGCAGCGAAACAGGAACATCATTTAGACAAGCTCTTCACTTCATGGATTGCGGATTTAATTTGCATGACACTATGATTTATGCAAAAAACAGTTATATGCCATTAACGCACAACAGATATGAGCAACAATTTGAATATATGTTTGTTTTTTCAAAGGGCAAGCCCAAGACGTTTAATCCAATAAAGATTAAGTCACAGACGGCAGGAACAAAGCGAAACCGAGGTGGAAGCAAGGCAAAAGAGATGTCATATGCCGAAAGATTAAGAAATGAAAAGACAACTGTAAACGAATACAAGCAAGCACCAAATATTTTTTGGTATGACGTTGGGAAAAACGACAAAAGCATACACAATGCACCGTTTCCAGAACAGCTTGCACACGACCACATAATTTCATGGAGCAATCCAGGCGATATTGTGTTTGACCCATTTATCGGTAGCGGTACAACCGCCAAAATGGCTTATCTCAACGGCAGGAATTACTGCGGAATTGATATATCCGAAGAATACTGCGAGATAGCACGACAACGATTAGAGCAAGCGCAGACGCAACAAAGGTTGTTCGCTGAAGCATAACCGCTGTCACGCGCTTTTTATTGCCCACAACAAGTTAATATGCCCGGAATAGGCTCTGCAGAACCGACAAGCGGGGTTTTACCATTCCTTCCCCGTTTTCCGGGCTAAAAAAAATAGGTGTGGATTTTTTATTTTCTGTGAAAGGAAGGAATGGCATGATAACGATTGACAACGAGTTTAGAAACCTTATCCCTGCTCTTACCTCGGAGGAATATGCGCAGTTGGAGAAAAACATTATTGCCGAAGGATGCAGGGACGCACTGGTAACATGGCAAAGCATACTGATTGACGGGCATAACCGTTACAAGATATGCCGGGAGCATGGCATTGATTACGAAACGGTTGAAATGGAGTTTACGGATAGGCAGGAAGCTATCAAGTGGATTATTCTCAACCAGTTTGGTAGGCGCAATTTATCTGCATACGACAGGAGCTTATTGGCATTAAGATTAAAGCCGATTATAGCGGAAAAGGCGAAGGAAAAACAAGTGGAATCGGGTGGTGCGGTTCCTCAGAAATCTGATAAACCGCCTATTGAAACAAATAAGGAAATAGCCAAAGTAGCCGGTGTTTCCCATGACACTATTGCAAGGGTAGAAAAGATAGAGCAAAGAGCAACGCCCGAAATAAAAGATAATATTAAGGCGGGTAAAATCAGTATTAACCAAGCATACCAGCAGGTAAGGCGGTTAGAGAAGATAGAGGCAGTTGAGGAAAAGGAACCCATACCCCTGCCAACAGACAAATACAATGTTATTCTAGCCGACCCACCCTGGAAGTATGATTTTAGCGAGACAACCAGCCGGGACATTGAAAACCAATACCCGACAATGAACCTGGATGACATAAAACAGCTAAAAGCACCAAGTACCGAAAACTCGGTGCTTTTTTTATGGGCTACTGCCCCAAAGCTACAAGAAGCATTAGAGGTAATGCAGGCATGGGGTTTTGAATACCGCACTTGTGCCGTTTGGGATAAAGAAGTAATAGGCATGGGTTATTGGTTCCGGGGGCAGCATGAATTATTGCTAGTAGGAGTAAAAGGGCAATTCTCCCCGCCGGAACAAGCTAATAGGTTTAGTTCTGTTATCCGAGCAAGGAGGCAAGGACACAGCCAGAAGCCAGAACGGGTATATGAGTTACTAGAAACCATGTTCCCGAACGGTAAAAGGTTAGAAGTGTTTGCCCGTAACAAGCGGGAAGGCTGGGAGGTATGGGGAAATGAAGTATAGCGACTTCCATGCCGACCTAGAATACTCGCTTGAAGAACGAGAAAACGAAATGTTTGACGCCTTCTATTATCGGGTGTTCCCTGGCTTAAAGTTAATTGAATTTGCCGAAGATATGGAAACTCAACGTAAAGGCATAGATAAAATATTACACTTTGAAAGCGGCAGACAGGTGACGATTGACGAGAAGAAACGCCGGGAGGACTATGGCGATATTCTTTTGGAATTATGGAGTGTTTGGGAAAAGAGAAAGCGCGGTTGGCTCCATACCTGCCAATGTGACTATATCGTATATGCGGTAATGCCAAGCAGAAAAGTATATTTATTGCCGAGCATTTTATTAAAGCGGGCATGGCTAACTAACCGGCTGTTATGGAAGCCGCCAAAATACAGGGAAGTCGTAGCACATAACCCAGGGTATACGACTAAAAACATAGCGATACCAACACAGGAACTGCTCGCGGCCATTACCAACGAAATGACACAGACATTTATGGACGCTAGATGTTCCCCGCGCTAATCCAACAAGGCCGTATACTAACATGGTTTGAATACTATATAGAACTTCCCGAACCGCTTAAAAACACGGTTTTTTTATTGCCATAGAAAGCAGGTGACATTATGAAACTCCCCGGTTTTATATCAAAGGTGGTGGACAAAGTGAATCAAGCGATAGACGACAACCGCGAAGAACAGGAAAAGCAGGCCAAGCTGGAGGAATGGAAAAAACGATTAAGCGAGGCCATGGAAGAACACGAAACCTTCCGGTCCGAGTGCGCTACATACGACGCACTTTATGGCGGTACGAAGCAAATTAGGCCATTAGGTGGAACCGACATATATGTTTCCGATAGATACCCGGAGGCAGACAGCCCAGAACCAGCCCGACAGGTAGTGAACCTGGTGTTCCAGCTCATAGAATCTCAAATAGATATCAATCTCCCGGTCCCGGCAGTAGAGCCAACCGAAGAGGAGGACGAGGCCGAGCGCAGGAATATGATTGAGGGGCAATTAGCTTACATGGCGGGCGATACCGCTTTACGCCGAATTAACAGCGAGAACGAGCGCATAACCAAGAAAAACGGGCTAGCTTATTTCAAAGTAGGATGGAACCCCGACTACAGAGCCCATACCTACCGGGGCAGAATCGAGACAACGAACCCGCACCCCGGCAATATCGTTCTCCAGCCCGGCGTAACCAAAATCCGCGACATGGATTATCTTTTCCATATCGAGAACCGCACTATTGACTATATCTGCCGCCAATACGGTGAAGAATACCGGGAGCAGATAGAAGCGGAAAACTTAGAATACGGGCAATTAGACTACTTTAATAGTGGTACAGACAGCTACAGCAACGAAAAAACCAAGAAGCTGTCTATAGTCGAAGCCTGGTACAAGGACAAAGACGGAGACGTTGGAGTTTTAACCTGGGTGGGAGATATAATCCTTCGCGACCAGCCCAAATTCTTTTATAAGCGGGACGAATCCGGGGAAGTTATCGAATATGACGAGATAGACATACCCCAGCTTGACGAGGAAGGGAACCTGCTAGGGACAGAGACCGTACAGGTGCGCTGTCATACCCCAAGCTATTTCCCGTTTGTGCCCTGGTACAACATACCGCGAGAGAAATCAGCTAGGGGACTAGCCGACCCTTACATTATCTTCGACCAGCAGGAGGGCATTAAGAAACTTCTGTCAATCGAAGAAGAAAAGCACATGAAAGGCACGACAAAGATATTTGTTCGCAAGGGTTCGAGTGCTGAGCATAAAATCACTAATTCAGTGAGCCAGATAATAACAACCGAGGACCCGATAAACGACGTTATAACCAAAGACCTTAAAACCCCGGACAACAGCCTTAAGGACTTATATTATATTTATGTCCAGGCGGCTAAAGACGCACTAGGCGTTACTGAGGCCAGCCAGGGCAGAACAGACAGGGGCAAAGAGCTGTCAGGCCGAGCATTGGAGATACTAGCGGCTAACACCCAGGGCAGGTTGGGAGTAAAGCAGGACGAGAAGGATATTGCTTATACCGAGCTTTACCGTATGTGGTATGACTTCTTACTGGCCTTCGCCGACCACCGTATGCCATACCGAACAGATGGACAGTATAATAAGCCCGTTTACGGTTACTGGGATAAATCCAAGCTAATTAAGCAGGATGATGCGGGCGAATGGTATTACCCCGAATTTGACATATTCGTCCAAGCTGAAAGCGCGCTACCGAAGGACAAGCGATTTATTCTAGACCTTGCTAACCAGGCTGGGAACCGCATAGATAACGTGGAATACTGGATGCTGATGGAATCCATAGGTGTACCCAATGCTTCTGCGATACTGGAAATGGAACAGCAGAAACTACAGGCGCAACCACCACCGGGAGCCATGCCGGGAGATATGCCGCCAAGTGCTCCACAGTCCCCGGAAATGGCTGGAGGTATACCTCCCATGCCGGAAATGCAGAACGCCTTACCTGCGCCACCACAGGAGCCAATGCAGGGAATACCACCCGACATAGCGCAGTTAATACAACAGCTTCCCCCGGACATACAACAGCAGTTATTAGCTTTGCCGCCTGACCAGCAGGCGGCTTTTTTAATGCAGTTATTACAGGGCCAGCCACAGGTGGGAGCATTGCCCCCGGAGATTGAGCAGGTTATAGCGCAGTTACCGCCGGAATTACAGGCACAGTTTTTGGAGCTATTGCAGGTTAACCCGGAGGCAGCCATGGCTATGTTACAGCAGGTATTAGGACAACAAGCGGGTAGCTTTTAGCTTCCACATGGGCGGCGGGTGCTCCTTCCTCCTTCCCACTGCCCGTACCCGCTTTAATTTTATGAGGGAGGGAGAAGGAGGGGGATAATGTTTGTTTTGTATTGCGACAAATGTGGCGAACAAAAAGACAAGGAAACTGGCTATTTTTCCTACGAGAACAAGGATTTTTACGAAATTATCATTGCCCAAATGAATGAAACGCCACAGGTGGAAAAACTGCATTTATGCAGTGATTGCTTATCTGATTTTAAGGCGTGGATGAATAGGGGGTAACTTAAGGAGGAGTGGCAATGTTACCGGACAAAGTTATTATCGGCTGCTATGAATATCAGGTGGTTGAAACCGACGACCCGATAATAGTAAACGGGGAAGAATGTACCGGAGAAATCAATTACCGCACTAAGATTATTCGCATACAAAAGAGCGGTATATCCGAGCAGGTAAAAGAGCAGACATTCTGGCATGAGGTAGTACACGGGATATTTGAATACCGCACCATTAACCCGGAAAAGAATAATGAGGAATCTACTACCGAGGAACTAGCGCGTGGGCTTTATGGACTTATGAAAGCTAACGGGTTATTGCCGGGGCAGAAAATAGGCGGTAGTTAATGCCGGATTTATCCCATATCAACCATATTCTCAAGGTAGGTGATACCTGATGGACACCGGGAACCCCGGATATAATCCGGTAATGTGACCCTTCCCCGAACTATCCGGAATTTCCGGACGGTTGCGGGGGATTTTGTTTGATATAAGATTTGGCAAGGGCAAAGCAAGGCATAGCATAGCGAAATAAAAGAAAGCGAGGCAAAGCAAATATGCAAAAATTAGTTTATACCTGTCCATCAAACCCCAACTTATCAAACGAGGAAACCTACCAATATATCGAATGGCAACTAGGAGAGGCGTTTATGTCGGAGTTAAAAGCTAGACTATTAACTATTGTTGAGGGCATAGGTCTACCGGAACGCCAAGAAAAGGCAGTAAAAACCTTGGTAGATACCACCTTATATCGTTCATTGAATGACACGCTAGGACGCTTTAAGTGGTATAACTACGAGGATGACAATACTCCCGAAACAGTTGGCAGTTCTGCGGTAAATCCTAACGCAGGAACAAGAGAACCGCACTTATTGGCAAATAGCATCTAACCGGCTTGCCCTTGCCGGAATATTTATGTGATGGTTATGTGACTAAAAGGAGGAAAAATGTAATGGACAAAAGCACTACAGATTTAATTGAAAAACTATCATCCAAGGTGCATGACGCATGGTGGGACGAAAAAGCAAAGCAGGGTTTCCATGCACCATTTGACTGCCCTAAACGTGCCCCCATGCAGTTGCAGAAGTTTAGTGCTTATTGCGACCACTGTCATACGGATATGTACCCCTATGATGAATTACCAGAGAACATTAAAGAGTATGACCGGGTGACGGTTAGGGCCGTATTGCAGGCCATGGATGAATTAGGGGTTAAGCTGGTGGAAGGGTAGCGTGTCACGCGCTGCCAGTTTGCACTAGCCTTTTATGTTTCCGACATTAGTGTCGGGAAGATAGCAATTCCCCGTAGAAGAGGCTCAACCGAAAGGCCATGCCCAGTTTAGACCTGCGTACTCAGGGAAGGCGGGGATTGACTATATTGCAGCGCAAAAGCGTTTGTGAGCGTTGCCAGTATGTGAGTGGTGGCGGAATACAGGCCAATGAAAAACTTGGAAAAAAGACGCATGATGTTACAAGGCAGATACGAAAGCACAAATAAAAATGCGGTAACGTAATAATGCTGTCGTCCCAGGGTGGAAGTCCCTGGGCTACTCACACATATTAACCTTCCCGCACAAGTAACCCTCCCACTATCCGGGAAGGGCGAACCTTTAGTACCTAAAGAAAGGGACTGGTGATTATGCTGGTACGCCAAGGGAGGATATTCGCGAAAGATGAAATTACTGCGGTGTTGCTGATTAGGGAGAAGCACGGCAAGGGGGAAATGTTAGTCAAAGAGTGCAACGTACAGCCGAGGAAGGATTTGACCTGGTATGAGTATGTTATTGATGTAGTTTACATAGCACCGAGGTACAATGATTGCCCGTATTAGAAGTAACGGTTAGGCTTAGGCCTGGGAAAGTATATGCCGATAAGCAGGGGTGGGAGCGAGGCATAAATTAGGAGGAGGGAAAACCCGATGGACAGAGATTTTAAGGTTGGTGACAAATACACATGGACGCAATGGTCAACCGGTAAGAAATACGATTGCATAATACTTGAAGTGGACAGCAATGTATTAACCTTACAATTCCCTAATGGTGGGATAAAAAAAGTAGAGGCATAAAGCTGGAGGTATCTAAATTTGAGGGAGGGAAAACCCGATGGAACTAAAAATATTGTGCGAGTTTGAGCATGAAGGGCAGACTTACAAGAAAGGCATTGTCCTTGACAACTTAGAGCGAGTAACCGAGGAAGAAATAGACGCACTCTGGCAGGCCGTGAAGGAGGTTTTGTGAGGGCGTCCACATGATACGGACGAAACAGCGAGATAGACCCGGATAACGACAACCCGCCCCGGTTTTGGGGCTTTTTCTATGCCCATATCGGGCTAGGTAACCATTTGTAGCGCAGGCCGGATGTCGCTACCCGGCGAGAACCTAACCAAGTTTATTTCGAGGAGGTGACAGCGAAATGGCAGGACAGAACAGCGGTAACGTCCCCAAGATGCCAGTAAAAGGGATTCAGAGCTACGGCTCAGCCACTGGCAAGCCCGCTGAGACCGGGAAAGTTATCTACGGCTCAGATTTGCGTGACGGCAAACAGGGCAAATAGCCAACCCAAATTCGCATGGAATAGCGCAAAAATCCACTTAATTTGAGGAGGTATAAAAACCATGATAAAAGGCGCGAAAGTAGCAGAACCCGCCGAACTGCTGATGATTAACTTGCAATTATTCGCTGAGGGCGAAGTGGGCGCACCTGCTGGTGATTCCGGCGGTAGCGTAAACAGTACTTCTTCGATTATCCCCGGCGACGATTATGCCAGTGGTGGCCCGGAACCACAAGAGGGCCAACCGGCAGAACTGATAGACTTCGAGAACTTTGATTTTGACAATCCAGAGGCAGAAGAAGAAACCCCCGAAGGCGATACTATTTCCACCGAGGGTGAAGAAACCCCGGAAGAACATGACGAAGTACCCGAACCCGTGAAGAGGGAGCAGTCCCCGGAAGCTAACGCAGCCTTTGCTGAAATGCGAAGGAAAGCGGAAGAAGCTGAAAGGGCACTGAAAGCCCGTGATTCATGGGTAGAACAGAACTTCGGACAACAGGGACTTAAAACATGGGAACAGTACCAGGCAGCGGTAGAAGAAGGTAAACGGCAGCAGGAAGTAGCTAGACAGCAGGAACTACAGCAAAGACCGCAGATGGTTTACCAGCAGACTTACCAACAGCTTGTCGAGCAAGGCTATGACCAGGAAGTAGCTCGCAGAATGGCTACCATTGAGGCTAACAACGTGGCCCACAGCCTGGAAGTACAGGCTATGAAGGATAAGCTGGCTATGTTGGAAAGACAGGAGCAGGAGAAATCCCAGAGGGAGCAGGAGATAAAGCAACAGCAAGAGCAGGAGGCCGCTAAAGAGAAAATGACCCAGGAATTGCTTTCCGACCACAAGAAACTGCGGGAGGAATATGGCGACCTTGTACCTGCTGATTTAAGCAAGCTGGACCAGCCTACCATTGATAGGTTACAGCGTGGCTATACCCTATATGACGCATGGTTTCTGTCTAACCGTACAAAGATTACCGAGCAGACACAAAAAGCCGCTGCTCAAAAAACCCTTAACAACCTTAATAGTAAATCTCACCTTAAGACTGAGGGTGACGGAGCAGGGGATTCCAACGCAAGTACAATACCTTTGCCTGCGGAAACCCTTGCTATGTATATGGATTCTGGCATGACTGAAAAGCAAGCCAGAGCTTTCCACAAAAAACTATATGGATAGGAGATGAAAAGATGTTTGTACTTGAAAGCACTTATGATGGTGCAGGTACCGTTGTTGAGGTATTATCATTGTCTACTGGTGAGGCTGCGGCCGTTGGCGAAACCTTTAAGTTTTCTAGTGGGAAACTAACTAAAGCCGCAACCACCACTAAACCAGCTTACATCGGCATTCAGAAGGTAGCGTCCGGGACCAATAAGACCGTTGAGGCCATTGCCGTTCGTGCCGACCAGGTATGGCTGGCCGATTATACCTCTACCGCCAATCCGGTAGTGCCCCCGGCAGTAGGCTCAAAGTATGCCCTGGATTCCAACGGCCTGAATATCAATGCGGCTTCCACTGATGGAACGCCTGCAACCGTTATATCCGTCGATACCGCAAAGGCCAAATGCCGGGTTAAGTTCGAGTAGCCCGGACAAGCAACTAAACAACCTGCACAGACAGGGGCTTTTAAGGAAGCTCTTTTTTTGTGCCCAAATTTTGAGAGGAAGTGAAATATAGTGATTGTAACTGCAACTGCGGGGAAAATTGATGCTCTTATAGGGAGATTTGAAGGGCCATTAATGGCTTTTTTAGCCAGGGAAGAAGCTGACTTTGCAAAGGATAGCATTAAAAACAAGCTATATAACGTGCGTAAGTCTAAACACTATAGCGAGTCATTCGCCGGATTAACAGGGATTGGGCCTTTTGTGCCTACAGATGCCCAGATACCTTATGATTCTTTCGAGGAAACATACTCGAAAACTATGATTCATACCGTATTTAAAAAGGGTATTGAAATCAAGCGTGAGCTCATCGACGATAGCCGGATAATGGACATGGAAGGGCTCGCAGGAATGTTGATTGACTCCTGGAACGCGACTATGGAAGAATTGCTCCATGCACCGTTTAACAACTGCGCTGCTACAACCTTCGCATTTGGCGGTAAAAACTTTGACATTAGTGTAGCTGATGGACAGGCATTAGCTTCTAATGCTCACCCGTCCAAAACCGGTAAAGGCAGCGACCAGGACAACTATACTACCAATGCTTTTAGCATAGCCAACCTTAAAACTGCTGAGGACATGATGAAGGATTTTAAGACTGATATAGGGCAGAAGGGC